TTATGCTTTCTTCGCTCGCTGCAACACTCGCACCATACGTCCAAGAAGCTGGAAACGGCCTTCAAACTCTTTACCGATAAAGAACGGGCTGTATGCAGTGTTATCACTCGTGACATGGTAGCCGCCACTCGCAAAGTCATACTGAACGCGTTTCACCATTACTTCATCATCAATTCTAAACACACACACACCATCACGAGCCTGTTTAGGGTCGTCTACCACTTCCACCAGCATTAGGTCTTCATCCATAAGCGTAGGCTCCATAGAGTCGCCGTACACCTCTACTACTGTTAGATGTTTACCATTCAAGCCTTGTTTGATGAGCCACTCACGTGAGAACTCAAACTTAGCCACAGGGTTTTCTGAAACGATTAGACAGCCCGCACCAGCGCTAGCTCTAAAATCATATTGAACAACTTCAACAACGTTGTCCTTTCTCACAGGTGCTTCTACTAATTGGCGTGTTGCTTCTTTACCTGTTGCCAACCAATTCAAATCAACCTCAGCCGCGTTAGCTATGGCTTCTAGACGATCTAGAGATGGGAAAGTATCGCCTCTAATATAGCTACGCATCACGCCTTCAGACATTCCACTTTTTTTTGCGAATGACAGAACGGCCTCATCGCCAATAACCTCAACCAAGCGTTCTTTGAACCGTATTATTCTCTCTGAAGGAATAATACGTTTTTTGTCCTTTTTGTTTTCAGCGTCTTTTTCTTTATAAGTCATTGATATTTAGCCACTTGTTAAATCAACACATAGAAATCCACGAAACAGCAGAAAAATACGTTTACACTCGTAAAAAAATGATCAACAATTAATCTCATTAAGTTAATTCGTTGAATTATGTTCTCGGCTTAGTTTGTGAACTAATTGCACAGGGTATCAAAAATGAATAGAACAGACACTACATTTATGCGAACTGAGGATATGCACAGAGCAGATATTGTGGCCGCTCTGCACAAGAAAAAGATCTCATTACGCCAACTTTCACTAAAGAACGGATTGGCTGCTAATACATTGAACAATGCATTAGATCGCCCATGGCCTAAAGGAGAAGAGATCATTGCTAATGCTCTAGGGCTTACACCTGAGGATATCTGGCCAGCACGTTGTGCAAATAGAGCAGCTTGAGGTGTGTTGTATGTGGTTCACTGCTAAAGAAATTATGGGTGCTCCTTTAATGCCTAGTTCTGATGTAAGAACGAGAGGTAATTTAGACCGTCTAACTGCAAATAAACCTGAGCAAAAACGCAAACGCCAAGGTTCAAAAGCTTTTGAGTACCACATTGACTGCTTACCTGAAGAAACGCGTTTGTATCTATTGCGTGATATTGCAAAGCAACAAACCGAACAAGCAGAAAGCAGCCGTAATACTCGTCAGGTTGTCACTCCTGCGTCTGATGAACTGTGGCTTGAATATGAAGAAGCCACCGACCATAAGCGCGAAAACACCAAGAAGAAGTTTGAGTTGTGCATGCGCGTCAAAGCCTACGTTGAGGCTGGCATCAGCATGCGTAAATCCATGGCTCGTGTCGCGGAGGAGTCTGGCGAGAAGTATTCAACATTAGTGTGCTGGTTCTACAACAAGCCAGGTTTGCAAACCAATAAAATCCCTGTTGAAGATTGGCTTCCTGCTCTTTTGGATCGACAAGGCGTGCACGGTAAACGTGTGGCTAAGTTGTCGCCTGAAGCGTGGTCAATGTTTCAAGCAGATTATTTACGTCCTGAGAAACCCACCGTTTCAGAGTGCTACAACCGCATGGTTAAAGCTGCTGAGCGTGAAAGTTGGGAAGTTCCAAGCCTGCATACCATTCGCAGCCGAGTGAATGATGATATTCCTTATGAGTTGCAAGTGTACTGTCGCGGCGGTCTGTTTGCTGCTAAGCAAGCATTGGTTCCAGCACAGCGTCGAACTCGCTCAGGAATGCATGCCATGCAACGCGTCTCTGGTGATGGTCACGAATTCCGTATTCGTTGTCACTTAGAAGATGGCACGGTGATTCGCCCTACGGTTTGGGTATTCCAGGATGTGTACAGCTCCATGATTACTGGCTACGCCATCGATGTCAGCGAAAACACAGAAATGCTTGGTATTGCTCTTTTCAACATGGTTTCAAAGTTCGGCATTCCTGAAGTGTTTGACCTTGACCGAGGCTCAGTCGCTTTAAGTGAGGCGATGACAGGTCGTACTTCGCGTCCGAAAGCGACAGGCAAAGGCAAGCTAGAGCACAAGAAGTTTGATAACGCAGAGATTGAAGGTGCCATTACTGCTCTAGGTTCAAAGGTTAACTGGACTCGTGTGGAAGATGACAACGTAGGCCGTAAAGGTAACGCACGTGCCAAGCCTGTTGAACGCTTGTTCCACTCTAAAGGTGGCATCGGTCAGTTTGAGCGTCATCCAGCTTTTGCGGGGGCTTATGCCGGTGAATCTGCCACCAGCAAGCCTGCGAACTACGGTGAAACCACAGTGCCTGTTGAATTGGTTGTTGAGCTGTTTGTCGAGTGGGTTGCCGATTGGAATAGCCAAGAAGGTCGTCGCAGTGAAATGGCTCGCGGCATTCACAGTTATCAGCAGGTCTTTGAACAAAGCTATCGTCAAATCCAAGTGCGCAAACCCACCGCAACCCAATTACGTTTGTGCCTGCACCGTACTCGTAAAGGTGTGAAGGTTCACGATGGTGGTCTAGTCGAACTTAACGCAGGACGCTACAGCAAGCATTTGGTGAACCGCTATCGCAGCCCATTGTTGTTTGAGTACATCGGTCAAAGCGTCCACCTACGCTTCAATCCTTATGACCTAACAGGTTGTGTGTATGCCTACAGTGAGCGTGGTGAGTTCATTGGTGAAATCCCACTTTATGCTGATGTGGCTTATGACGATTTAGGCGAAGCGCGTCGTCAGAACTTGTACCAAACCGAAGGTGTTAACCATGCCGCTTGGCTGAAAGAGCAAATGGTCGAGTTAACGAATGAAGACCTCGTACAGTTGGCACGTAGTCATGAGAAGCCAGAGCCATTAGGTGGAATGGTTCCAAGCATTACTCAAATGACGGCAGAACTACCAAGAACACCAGAGCAACACCAAATGAATACCAGTGACTTTGATGGATTGTTTGAGAAAAAAGCCGTGGGTGCGGATTTTGAACCCGCGATGGATTTAGACGCATTTATGCAGCAGTACGGGAAAGCGAAATGAACCACATTATTCAACAAGTTCTAACGGTTAAAAGCAGTGAAAAACTGAGCAACCGCAAGATTGCTAAAGAGTCGGATATCGACGAAGGCATTCTTAGCAAACTGTTCAATAACAAGCCTTATACGGGTGACACCGAAGCTCAGCTTCAAAAGCTTGAAACGTGGTTGAACACACGTGGCACTCAGGTTGAAGAGTTTGCTGATGTGTCATTACAAGAGCCTGAATTCCTGATGTTGCCAACTTCTGAAACCATTTGGAAGTTGATGGATTTAGCTCGCACTATGCGCCGTTGGTCGATGGTGTATGAAGGCTCAGGTATCGGTAAAACCGTGACCGCAGAAGAGTATCAACGCAAGCACAACAATGTATGGATTGTGACGGCTTCAAACTTGTGCAAATCAGCAAGAGCAATCCTGTCTGAGCTTTGTGAAAGCATGAATATCAAGACCTCAAATATGACGGTCTACCGCATGCAAAAAGCGATTGCACAAGAGCTGGATGGTTCAAATGGCCTCATCATCATCGATGAAGCGCAATACCTTTCTGACGATGTGCTTAACGGTCTGCGCATTCTGGCAGAACGCAAGTGTGGCGTGTTCCTTCTAGGGAACGATGTGGTGCGTACTCGCATGAGTGCTGCTCGCTCTCAAGTCAATATGAACCCGATTTGGAGCCGAATGATCCGCCCTACATGCATCAAGGTTGCATCAAAGGAAGATATCAAAAGCTATATGCAAGCTTGGGGCATTCAAGACCAAGAGTTGTTTAAAGCGGCGTACGCCATTGTGCCGAAAACGACAGGTCAACTTAGAACACTCGCCGACATGATCATGTTAGCCAGTTCGTCAGCATCACGAAACCATGAGCCGTTGACACCGAAACACCTAGCAGCTGCTCATCACTACTTAAAGGAAAGTATAGGAGTCTAGTTATGGCAGTAAAAGGAAGTGAAACCATAGAGATTGTGCTGACCATTATGCGTCAGATTGGGGACAGTTCAGCGGGGCGGATAGCCATGAATCCAACTTGTCATGTTAGTCAGCCTGCCGTGAAAAACGTTTTAGCTCAGATGAGCAAACATTACGTGGTGCTCATCGTCGGTAAAGAGAGGAATAGCTATGTGTATCGGTTAACAGGGATTTCGCCCTATGCGCCCTGCGAATGCTGTGGTTGTCGTATTCCACGCTGGAATCTACGTGATGATAAATGTGCTTATTGCCAGAGAGGTAACAAAGGCGTGAATCAACAACTGTTGTCGGATTTCGAATTTTTAAACAACCCCGCTTTTACATTGATAACGCAAGTTTTTCGTCCATTGGAGGGTTTATGAACCGAATGAAAATTGATGAGTTCGTGTGGCTACACGGTGGCCGAGTTATCAGCCGCAGACCTAAAGGTAAAGGTGAGCTGGTAATGAGTGATAGCCCTTTACTGATTGTTGATGAGGATGTGAAGAAGTTCGATATCAACATGTGCAGCCAAGGGATTAAGCGCCACATGCAAGCCGTCAGATTGAACAACAGCATTATTTATTGGGAGGCGTAATGGCACAAATACCCAATCAAGAAATTAGGCTCGAAGTGATTATTCGCTTTGATCCGAATAACCAAAACGGCATCGGTGAATTCTTTATCTCTGATTGCCGTGCGGAAGCGATCACACAAGTCTATTCAGCATCCGCAGTCACTGCCTTTGGTGCAAGAGATATCGCTTATAGCGCAGTAAACCAATTTTTAAAACAACAGAACGAGCTTATTAAAGCTGACCATTTTGTAAAAACAGGAGCACCACTATGAACCAAACCACTCAAGCAACAGAAACCAAAGAAGTAAAGCCAACTCGCCCAGCTGCGCCAGAAGGCTTTGTGTATAACGCGGAAGGCAACCTTATCGCACAGTGCAATATTCCGGCTCATGAGCTGCGTAAAGATGCCTTTGTGACAGGTTTACTCAAGCAAGTGAAAGAACAACAAAAACGGCTTCAAACGTTCAAGGTTAACTTGATGCAAGCTTTTGAAATGTTCCGCGTTGAGATGCTGGACAAATACGGTACTAAGCTGCATACCCGTGGCACTGGCGATAACGTGGCGATGTTTAGCTTTGATGGCACATACAAAATTACTTACAAAACCGCCAAACTGAAAACCCTTGGTCCTGAGCATGATGCCGCTCGTCAGTTAGCACGTGACTATTACAACAGTCAAAAGGACAAACTGCCGCATGATGTGTTAATCGCGGTTCAAGACTTCTTTGTGAACGATGCCTCTATTGCAAACACCATTAGCTTTATTGGCAAAGACTTCCAAGACGAAACGTTGCGTAAGGCTCAGGAAGCCGCAAAGGAGTCACTGCTTATCATTGGGAGCAAGTCGTACTTCAACTTCTACGAACGCGACGAGCAAGGCGAATACCAACAGGTTCACTTGAACTTCAGCAAATTATAAGGATGCCACCATGGATAAAGTGAACTCGCTCATTAATACCAGCGTCTCTGATGCTAAAAGCTCACTGGAGTGCATGCTCGCAAGTAATCCTCAAGATGCAAAAGAGTTAGCACAGAAGGTATTAGACCGCCTTGGTAAGCCAAGCATGGGATGTGGAAACATGACTCGTATTTCCATGCTAAGAACCATCGTCCGCAAGGCAGATAAACAGTTACTCGCAACGAGTAAATAAGCCCAATAACCAACCAATTAAATACAGGCAAGCGGCGCTCTACGCGATCCCGCTTTGGCTTCGCTTTGCCTGAATTTGGTGAATCCCGCCCATTAGCTTGCTTTCGTAAGCCCATTCTAGATAATTATTGGTTACTAACTTCGTCAAATTAGCAACCTATTAATAAATTGAAGCAGAGAAAACCTGAGTTACGTAGGGGAAGCGCGAGTTGTAAACTCGCGCTTATTAGGCAATTTGTGATTATACTGCGGTTTGGTGCAGAGTAAGTGAGGTTACGTAAAATTATCTATTTTGAAGCTGACAGACTATCCGTTAGCTCAATTTCTCGATCAGAAAATAAAACGACATCTTTTATCACTAGTTTCTTCACTATTGAAATATAAAGGCTCATGAAATCCATAGCCAACTTATCAGAATTGATCGTAGGTAGCTGTATCAGAAGCTCATCTGCATCTGAAGCATAGAAGTTCCTTGAGTAATCAAACTGTCCCGCATGTGAAGACTTATGTATCGCAGTAGTGGCAAACAAAACCACTAACTCTGGGAAGCTGTCGGAATGTATAACAGCAACATGGTCATCCGCGCCATACTCATAACTTCTATACTTAGAAGATCCAAACATATCTATAGTAATCGTATTACTTGAAAAGCGTTTAACGTCATTACCAATATATGCTGAAATACCCATACTTACCTCACCAGCCGTTACAAACGGTAAATCACCATTAATACGATCAGCTGACTTTAGTCGACGTCCTCTAGAAGCTTTTCCAAACAACTCATCTAATCGGTACTCTTTCCAATCGATGCCATATTTCGACTCTAGATTCTCAAGGTTATCTAACAGTTCCTGTTCTTCAGAGGTGAGGTGATAATCCTCTAACCCTGTCACTTTAAGATAAGCCTTGAGCGTGGCTACACGCTCTGCCTTGAGCGTGGCTACACGCTCTGCCTTGAGCGTACCGATGAATTGTTCCATGTAATCAATTGCGAGCATCTTCTCATCGTTGACTGGTAACTGAATTGTTAGTTCATCCGCATCAGAAGCATAAAAGTTTCTCGAATAATCAAATTGACCAGCATTAGCCGATTTATGAATTGCAGATGTTATAAATAAAACAGCTGACTCAGGAAGATCACTTGTACTAACTACGGCTACATGATCATCAGCTCCGTATGAGTAATTGCGATATTTAGCAGAACCAAACATGTCAATAGTGATGGTGTTTTTGGGGAAAATTGTCACATCATTACCAATATAGGCAGAGATGCCCATATTCGCTTCTCCCGCCGTAACAAAAGGAAGTTTTCCTTTAATACGATCTGATGACTTTAACCGACGACCTCTTGTTGACTTCCCAAACAGTTCTTCTAGATTAAATTCTTGCCACTCTATCCCCAAGTCTTTCTCTAGCTTGGTGAGTTTCTCCTGCATAGAGCGGCTATCTACTTTCCCAAAGAATCATCAGACTTGATAAGTTGCTCGACTTCCCAAGCTAGATAACCAGCGACGGTATTTCGGAAGTCGTCAAAGGTTGGTTTAGTCTCTATTTTTTTATGCTGATCAAAGTTCCAATCTGAACCGCTTTGAGTAATAAAACTTTCCACATAGATATCATCCACATTCCATGCAGCTTCAAGCTTGGCACTCTTACCTGCCTTGTAGAGTTTTATGAGATCTGCATATCGTTTACTTGGCTCATCCAGTTCTTGTAGTGCTCTACTTGTACGTTTGTAGCCATCACTTCTAAAGTCGATAAATTTCACAGTCTTGTCAAAGTCATGAGGTAAGTGAGCTTCAAAAATATAAATGCTCGTTTGTACTCCAGCCATTGGTTGGAATAAATCGACAGGCATTTTAATACTGGCAAGAAGAGAGTGTTTTTTTAGCAACTCTTTATTCGTACTAATGGCCTTACCTGACCCCGCTGAATCTTGAATAATGATCGCCCCTAATCCACCTTTCTCCATTTTATCGAGACCAAAAGCAATAAAAGGCATTCCATTTTCTTTAAAGCTGAACGGGGGGTTTAGTAAGAGCTTGTTGGCATTAAAATCAGTATAAAGTTCCGCTGGACGATTAAAGGTATTTCCTTTTTCAATCTTCGCACTACCATCCCCACGCAAGATCATATTCGTAGCTGCCAACGTAAACATTTCAGCGTTCAACTCAACCCCTAAAAGCTGCTCTTTTTTGATATGTTCGATTTGAGTATTTGCGGCTGTGGTTTGCTTTCCATGAGTGGTTTCAGCATCTTGAATCATTATCTCCATTGCTGAAATCAAAAAACCAGCCGACCCTGTCGCTAAGTCCATGACTTTACTGTTTTGATTAACGTTCAAGATAGTTGCCATCATTTTGGTAATGTAGGGGGGTGTTAAGACAATCCCAATCTCCTTACCATCCCCTAGCGCGTATTTCAGGAACTCTGAATACATCTCTCCCATAATATCGAGATGCCCAGCCATGGCATCAATCGACAAGAAGATATTGTGATAAATAAAGGTAAATATTTGCTTATTGGCACTGGATTCTTCCCTGAGCAACTTAGACACTTCTTTATCTAAATCAGTGGTTTCGTCACGTTGCGCATCTTTTGAAATTTCCGAATAACTCGCTAGCATCAAACGCTTTTTATCACTAGGAATTTCCCTTTCATCCAAAAAGCTTTCAATTTGATTAACAATACAAACCCCATCTAAAAATCGGGGCGACTGTAAACCTTTCAGATCATCAGGAACAAGGCCATCTTTAACTTTAGCATTAGTCGTATCAACCACATCTTGCATAGACAACAACATTCCTGACACATACAGAACGCGTTGAGGAGCAGTGACATTGTGATTGTGCATAAGCTTATTGAGGGCTTTGGCATACTTTTGTAACGCTGCTTGGGAATTAATTAAAATGTCATGCTTTTCTTCATCCGTAAGAATCGCATCATCATATAAGGCATTAAAAGTCTGCTCATTCTCTAAAAAATCAAGGGTTGTGACACTATTCAATAATTTGTGCGCTTTTTCGCCTGAGCCATAGACATAGTACACTTTGACTTCTAAATTTTTTTCAGAGTCGCCAGCAATACCTATCGCAATTGCTTCATGATATTGACCTGAGGCGATCATGCCTGTGGCGTAATACAAAGCCCCATTTACGGCAAAGTTTGCAACCGATTTATCATCAAACTTAATACCTTCTTTGGTCTGGCTAAGTAACTTTTTACTGCCTAGCTTATTTTCCATCACCACAGGGATTTTGTATTTCGTCAGACTAAAATCAGGTTTACCGAAGTTGGTCTTATTCACCGTTTTCGCTCGACCCTTTAGAGCTTCTTTTAAGTAATCGGGGATTGCCGATTCCGTATAGAAATCGACTTGATTCTTTAGTTTTAGTGCGTGAAATTGAGACTTAACCCAATCATTCACGTGCTCTTCAAGTTGAAATTGAGGCTTTGATTTACGTACCATTTATCGCTTCTTTACTATAAAAATATCATTTCGGACGATGATAACCTATGTAGAGAGGGGAATCCCAATATTTAATCATGTTAGCCGCCCACATTCTGAATGACTTTAAGTAGGAAAATCTAGTATTAACAAGATGTGTGTGAGTTTTATTATTAGATGATAAAAGGATAGAAAACCTTATCTAAATCATCGCCTCGTGTGGCTTTCTTGCACCTGTCTTTAAGTTTTTCTTACAAACGCTTCCAGATGCATAAACTATGAACAATAACTTATTGTGAGTGAGTAACGTTTATGGTCATGTCTTCCGCTCGTATCGGGCGACCTAAAGTCGATAACCCAAAATCTCAAGCCGATAGAACCCGCGACAGTCGTATGCGCAGCAAGGCACTAGGTCGAGTCGAACGTAAGTTCATCCTCGATGCCGACAGTGCGGATTTGTTCGATACGCTGCGCCAAGACGCAGGCTTCTCCACTAAAGAAAAATCCGAGTTCTTTGCGGCTTTGCTGCTTCGTGTCGCCAACAAGAATTGGCTCGGCAAACCTTTCACCTTACCCATTGAGGAGGCGCTATGAAAATGAAGATAAATCGTCATGCTTACTATGGTTTGGTGCATAAAGGTGTGAAAGCGCTGTTGAATGACCGTATGGGGTTTTATGATGACGATGAGTATCGTAACTACTTAGGCATTCAAACGGGCCAGACAAGCTGCAAAGACTTGAGTGATGATACGTTGCGTGAGCTGGTCGCAGAGTTAAAACGTCAAGGCTATTTGGAAGACTCTGCCAAGTTTAAAAAGCGCCTGGGAGGCAGCTCGTCTCGCCAGCCATCCAACTTACAATGGGCAAAGTTAGCGGCATTGGCTAAATCTATGGGCTGGCAAGGGTTGGATGACCCCGCACTGGACAGCTTTGTGAAACGCACGGTAAAAGTCGAACGCGCTCGTTGGCTCACTAGTGACACGATACGTGCCGTGATTGTGGGACTGGAACGCTGGGAGGCATCATGTCGAGGCGAGTAAAGTTTCGGGCCGAGCCTCGCTATGAGGTGTTAAACCCTCGGACCCAAGAAGAGCTCGAGGCGCTCTTACTGGAGATGTATCCCGATAACCGCATCGCGGCAAGCGAGTTTCAAGCCGCGCTCAATCCCATTGATAAAGCGATCATCAAAAGTGATCTAGGTATCCGTAACTGGTACACCCCTAAAGAGCTGGCCGAGTACCTATGGAGAAGGAGTAATTATCATGCCATCGAAACCGATCCGTATGCTTCCAGCCTATGAGGTATTTAATAGCTGCACTCGCACCCAGCGTAACCACGTGCGAGATGGCTATTTCTTTGCCTCTAAACTGCAAACCTGGTTTGTGTTCGTAAAGGACAAAGGTGAAATCGCCAATGGCAAACCAGAGGAGCAGCTCAGTCTGTTTGGGTAGTGGGCAATGATTGAAGAGTTTGAATGGCGCTTGCATCGAGTTTGGAGCAAGCGTCATTTTTATTGGTGTAACCGTAGAATGTTCGATTGCGCTCTATCTTACAGGCGCACAATCGAAAGTACGTAAGCCAGACAGCATCACGGCTGGCTGCTTCGCCATAAGTCAGCGGCTTTTGGTCAAACGGTTGCTCACACTCCACCAAGTCACCCACCGGTGGCGATTGGATAATATCTTGGTATTCATACTGAGTGACAATCTTAGTATCCTGACACCCAGCCAACAGGGTAAGCGATAGGCTCAGCGCTGCATATTTCATGTTCAAGCTCCTTTTCCAATTGTTCGACGCGTGTTTTTAGCCGGTGTCGAGCATAGCGTTCTCGAGTCGACGTCTCATCCGCGACTTGCTGCGCCTCACGCCTTTGGGTGGTTAACATCGTGATGCGCTCAGCCAATAAATGATTAGTGGTTTCCTGGCTGGTAATGGTTTCACCTAGCATTTGGTTGCTGGCCTTTAGCTCACTGGTGTAACCAAACAGCTTGTAGTTCACCAGTAAACTCAGAATGAAAGTGACACCCGCTACCCAAAGAGCAGTGCGTTTGAATTGGCTCAGAACGCCCATGTTATTGCCATCCATTTAAGCAGATATTCATCTCTTTATTGCGTCGTTTGGGGATGCCTTCACAGTCGTTCTCTTTAACTCGGCAGTCTTTGCCATTGACATACACCCACCGAGGATACTGTTGGCAAGCTCCTTGATTATCTCCTTGGTTAAATTTCCTAAGAAGCGTTGAGGTTTGAAAATTGCCAGCCCCTAGGTTAAAAACAAAGCTCACCATCATGTCGTATTCCGCCTGATTTGGCTTTTTCGTGATCTGCTTTTTTACGAACCTTTCCGCTCTGGCGACATCCTTAACAAAGTATTCAGCCACTTGCTGCTCGGTGAGTAGCGTTGATACAGTAATACCTTCTGTATGTCCCATGCCTGCCGTCCATCGGTCAGCGCTGCATTGATAGGCTTTGAGGCGACACCCTTCTTCATTGGCAATGTGGCGAAGCCCGTTCTCACTGACGCTAAGTTCGTCATCGATGTTGAACACGATCGCTAACACCGCAGTCACAGAGCAGACGATGACTTGTGTCGCTTTACTTTTTAGGCTCATGAAGTCTCCTCCGACTTCATCATGGTGTCATCGCCCGCTTGCAGGCGAGCCAGTTTGGCTTTATTTAGTTGCGTGGCCACCGCGTAGTGACGAATCGCCATGCAACCCGACACAATACCCACGGCAATGGCGACCAGTTGCGCCACATCGTTGACTCCAAAACTGACAATCGTTGCAGCGACGGAGGTGCCGACTTTCTTGAGGCCCGCTAAATCAGCCAGAGACATCAAAGCCGCTTTAATTCCAGTTTCATTCATTGTTTTTCTTCTCTGTTATTGTTGTTATTCAAATGTTTGCTGGCTGTTTTCGCTCACAACCTCAAAGGTAAAACTCTCTAATGTGATGAGCGGTCTTTGCTTTTTTGTCACGCTCTTGGTGTCAGTGATCAGCGTGCCTTCACTGTCTTTCACCGTGCCTTTGGCGAGGTAAACCCCTTCAATGCGTTGCGCCAGTGAGGTTAAAGCCGCAGGCACAATGTCGCGCCCGTGCTGGGTCTTCCACGCGTTGATTGCGGCTTCAATGTTCGCTTTGGCCGTGCTTTGAATGGATTCAGCCAGTGACGCGTAATCACTAAAGATTTGCAGGTGAAAGCTCGCGGTTGCGGCCACATCCTCGGCGTCTACGACGCGTACTAAGTCTCCCATCGGAACACGCTTTGCCCCTGAGCATTCCGATTTGATCAAGTCTTTGATGGCTTGATTCGGCAGCGAGCCGTCTTGCAAAATGGCGCTGATCTCAATTTCATTCGGTGCAGGCGTCCAGACTGAGACGTTCTTAATCGACGAGCTGCTAGAGCGTGCAAAATACTCATACGCTTCATAGGGGCCAGCCACACTGAACTTGGACGGTGAGATATAGATGCGATAAGCAAAGGCATCATTGTCTTCAATCTCCGAACCACCTTGTGTGGTCTCGATATTCGTCACGCTTTCAAGTGCGGTTAATGGCTCAACAGCTTGGTTAATTTGTCCAGGCAAGAAGCCGTTACCTTGAATACCGGCTCTAATGCATTCCACATTTACATTGATAGTGAGTATGCCGGCACTGACCACCGTATCTTCCAATGCTTCAAAAATGGTTTGGTTATCCACCGCAATCACTTGATAGCCTTGGGGAATGACAAGCCCAGTATGCAAGGAAAAGTTAAACGCCATTACCGTACGGGCCTTTGAGGCTGGCAGTCGTTCGGTTTCGGTCAGTAGTCCGATGTTGTCCAAGCGTTCATCTTCAGCAAACGGAAGCAAGTTCTGTTTGCTTTCATAGTTGATGAGCGCTTTGAGTTCGTTCTTCTCGTAGGCAATCTGCTCAAGGTGGAAGGTTTCGGGATCATTAATGCCAGGATAGTGACCAGTGCCTTCTTGATAGCGAGCCTTCAAACTGGCAAGGTCAGCGTCATAGTCCACCTCAACCAGTTTCGGCTCTGGTATGTTTGGAAATCGGTTTGTCATATCAGCTTGCTCTTGATAGTTGAGCGCTGGCCGTCCACGAACGACCACTGATGGAGGTGGTGACTGTGGTGGGTTTCCAGCGGTTTGGCACTTTGCCAAGGTTTAAAAATTCAATCAGGTGCGCGGTGGTCAGCATGGTATTCACCACCGACATTCGGCCTTTTGCGCCTTGCTTACCGTCTGCACCGTTTTGCAAATAGGACTCGGCGTACGCTCTGGCGTCAGCCATGGATTTCACATTGTCGATGTTATGAAGCACTTTGATCCTGTCGCCTGTGGCGGTGGCATCACCGGCTCGATAGCTAAACAGCTTCTGTGCTTGTTGGTCATAACCATTCACTTCAACTGCGACATACTTAGAGCGATCGCTGTCAGGCAGATTAAGAGAGGTCAGAACGCTGCGATTGAGGGTGTCGATTTGAATCACATCAGACTCAAAGTTGCCCATTACAAGGTTCTTACCTTTGATGGCCATCGGCACACTGGTTTGCTCTGACAGTCTGGTTAAGAACGCGGGCGTACTTTCATCACGCTGCTCAATGCGGTCAAAACGAAAGTCCGGAGTGCCAGGTGCTTTGATAAACGACAAGCCACTGTCTTTTGCCCAGGACTGAGCAACGCGCTCTAAGGTCACGTTCTCTTGTACCAGACATTGCTGGTTATCAATAAAGCCACGTTCAGCAGTTGGCGGCTTGGCGTTCGCGCCGACCATCACATCATCAGGGCCAATTTTGAATGCCACTTCATCGATACTGAACTCACCCCATAACCATTCATGACGTTGACCTTGCTCATCTAACCAACCGATACCGGGCTTTAAGGTGTCGCCTTTGGTCGGATACCACGCATCGCAAAAACGTCGGTCTTTGTTAAACAGCGTCAAAGACAAGGTATCGGTGCCCGTTTGCTTGCTCTCCATCACATCGGTATAGGTCATTGACTTCACATAGCGGCTAAGCTCTGCGGTCACATCCTTTCCCGCCCAATGCAAAATAGCGAATGGTCGAATAAGCCCTGTTGCGGTTATGCCCATGGTGGCGTCTCCACGTTGACGGTGCTCACCACTTTCACCGCAGGGATGTTGACGGTTTCTCCTCCGCTGAAGGTAAAGCTGGTCATGGCGCGGGTCAGCTCACGGTTAGCATCAAAGAGTGCATCGACGAGTGCTTGGTTGGTCGCACTATAGGCGCGATAGCAAAGCTGCTCCCAGCGCTCGCCTTGACGAGCAATTAAGGTGTTCATGTCCGTACTTCCACAATATCCAGTTGATAGTCCACGCTGGTCACTACGCCGCTAGGTAGAGTTTGAACATTGGTGCGGTTAATTTTGCGAATACTGAATCGGCCATGCACGATTGAGCCAACCACCAAAGCGCGTGGCACTCCACTTTCTCCCATCTGCTCCAATTGCTTGGTCATCTTGGTGATGTCCACAAAGTGGTTATTGAAGGTCAGCTCCAATGAGGCGGTGTGCTCATCTTCGCCCATGTTCTGGTGCATGGGATAACCGTTAACGAGATCTTGTTTGTTGATCTTAAAGGTGCGCGAGTCGCTGATTTTGTTTGGTGTGAAGCGACCTTTAAACACCAAGTCACCAAAGCCGCCCCACTGGGCATAGTTTGCTGATTGCTCTGCCATGTTATTGTTCCTCGTCACTTATGGTGTGGCTTTCGCCGGTTAATTCACTTTGGGCGGTAATTTCAGTTACTTCAGGGTTGGTAAACTGCTTGTGCACGGTCAGCTCTAATGTGGCTTGCCAATCTTCACGCCAGACAAACAGCTCGTCTTTGTGTTCAAAGTCATCGTCACGTTTCGGCTCACTCCAGCTCGAACCAATTTTTCGAGCGTCGGAAATCTCTGCGTCGCCCACAACAGTCAGGCGTCCACTGAGTTCCCCAAAGCCAACAGGCAGCGCCTCGCCAATGTCTTTCAATACAATTAAATCGTTGGTCAGGTAATCGGTCATACACAGGTTGAGTTGCATCTGCTGACTGGATAAGAAGCACTGCGTGTTACCACCACTGACTCGGGCGGAGATCACTACATCCACCAACATTTCATAGGGGACGTAGGAGCCTTGAACTGCAAGGGGTAAGCGGTTTAAACCGCGAATGCCGTTAAACATTACGCGCACTTCTTTTCGGGCGATGGCATTGGACGGTTCAACCACCGCCTGCATGCCAAGTGCCTCTTCTAACGCTTTCTCTAATGCACGGATCACTTTCATTGAATTGCTGCCTTTAACTGCTCTAATGCCATCTCTCTTTGCGCTTGTTGCTGCTCTGGGCTTAAGTACATAAACTCGCGGCTGGCGATTTTGACCTGGGGCGTTCGGATGTACAGCACATAGAACACGCCTTTATCCGCACCTTTGTTGTTTCGGTTCGCTTTGGTTTTCACTCGCTGACCAAAGGCTTTCGCGCCGAGTGGCGCTCGCCCCATAATCGAATGAGGGCGGTAGAAAATTTTCCACCCTTGGCGCTCTAAGCCTTCCAAGATCTTACGCACCCCATACACCTCAGTGCGTTTTTTCACCTGCTTATTCACTGGAATGGCGAGCTGTTTGGCTTTCTTGGCCTTAATCACGCCGCCATTGTTAATCAGCGGTGCATGGGCTTTGTTTGTCCCCACGCGGTATTCGTCTTTGCCTGCCTGATACGTCAACGATGCATAGGTCTCGCCCGTATCAAAGAGCGGTTTCGCGCCTGCGTTCTTGGTGTTTTTGGTCAGCGGAGAGTTGGCTTTAAAGGTGCCTTTCTTCATGTTGTCGCGCACACACTGCAAACCAAATGGAGCCAGTGTTTCTGGCAGGCCATCTATCGCTTGGGTGGTTTTGTGCAGCGCATCGAGAAAACCTTTCATTGCTGATGTGCTCCGTTGAACTGTGTTTGAACCCTGCTTGAATTCTGCCTTTTATTTAGCTGACATCTGCCGAACGGAAGTTAAGAAGGCCGCCAAGGGATAAGCTTCAAACTCACTAAAATAATAAGAAGGAAACCCCATGGCCCCACGCTCAAAGGTGGAATTGCACGGGCTGCTTGAGCGCGTCATTGAGATGTACACCGTAGACAAACTGAATCTGGATGAAATTGCTAACCAGCTTAAAGAGGATGGCTTTGATATCTCCCGTTCGTCAGTGCATCGTGTTATTCGCAGTAACCAAGAATTGATTGAAGAGCAGCGTCTGGTTCAAGAGCAGGCTGAGGTCTTTCTAAAGGAATTCAAAGACAGTCCAAACACCGATATTTCAGAGCTGAACTTACAAATCATGCAGCGCTACATGTTTAAAGTGCTGCGTGAGTTGGAGTTTGGTCCTGAGTCATTTAAAGATCCCAATAAGCTTGCCAACCTGTTGGCTCGTCTGTCCGATGCGCAGGTAAACCTTGATCGTCTGAAAGTCGAGTTTCGTAAAGGCGTTGATGCGGCGAAAGCGGAGTTTGAAAGCCAGCTCACCGATATGCTCAAAGAGAAACACCCAGAGCTGCTGCTTGAGCTGGTGAGCATCATCCAGAAAATTCGTATTGAGCAGAAACCCAAACGAGGCCGTCGATGAGCGGCCTGTTTGAAGGTTTGTCTGATGCGGATTTGGAGAACATTCGTGACAGCGCCAATATTGCGGCTGAAGACAAACGCATCGCCAAACAAAGTAAGGCGCAAGAGCGGCGAGCGCTAGATCGTCAGGAGAAAGAAGAAAAAGCCCGCAAGAAACGCCGCGCCAAATCCAAGCATGACTTTGCTTACTTCTGTCAAACCTACATGCCCGATGCGTTCACGCTGGCATTCAGTGAATACCAACTGGCGCTCACGCGTCTTGCGGCTAATCGAAACTTAAACCGTCAAGATGAAGCGCTGTTTAAAGAACTCATCGACCCACGCGATCATGGTTTTATTAAGCAGCCCATAAGTGGTGAATACGAAGGTATTCTTGATATTGAGCCGCGTGACCACGGTAAGACCACTCGTAATACTCAGGCGATGCCGTTATGGCTTGCGCTTAATCATCCTGGTTCGTTCATTGTGATTTGTGGTGCATCAGCGGATAGCGCCAAAGAGATGATGGACGCCATCAAAGATGACTTAGAAGATAACGAACTTATCCTGGACGACTACGGCGAGCAGCGAGGCAACACCTGGACCAAGCGTAAGATAAAGCTCGCTAACGGTTCATCCATTGTTGCGGTGGGTCGTGGTCAACGTCTTCGCGGTATCAAGAACAAATACCAACGTCCGACCCACATCATCTGTGATGACTTGCTGGATGATAAAGAGGTGGAATCACCCACGCTGCGCCGTCAGGCTGAACGTTGGTTTAAGCGCGTGATTATGAACTTGGGTAAAGGCGCACTGACCATCATTGCCAATACCATCATGCACCCTGACGACTTGCCGTCACGCTTGTTAAATCAGATTGAAGACGGTCGTCTTCCAAACTGGTTAGGTCTGCGCTTTAGTGCCATTACGCCTTCAGGGCGTCCACTGTTCCCGTCTCGCTGGAGTTTGCAAGACTTAGAGAATAAGCGGATAGCCTCCGGCAGTGCGTGGTGGACGGAGTGGATGAACCGACCCATTGCCGATGAAGATGCGGACTTTAAAGAAGATTGGTTTATCTACTTCAAGCCTTACGAACTAGACCTTCGAGACTGCACCATAGGTATGGCGGTTGACCCTGCAACCGGACTCAAAAAAGGCGACTGGTCGTTTATTGCGGTCGTGGCTCGGCACAAAATCACCATGGTGGATCATGTGCTGTTTGCCAAAGGTTGGAAGGAATCGGACTTGCAGTTTGCTCAGCGCATTGTGGATGTGTATCTGCAACATCGACCGTCTTTTGTGATGTTTGAAACGGTCGCCTTCCAGAAGATCTACAAAAAAGAAGTGATGCGGTATGCCAAGAAAAAAGGTGTGCGTCTTCCGGTTCGCGAGTTCAAAGGTGGCAATAAGCAGGTACGTATTAAGTCTCTGTCTTCTCAGGTGGAGAACGGGCTTATCCAGTTCTTAGAAACCCAAACACTGCTGCGTCAAATGTTCTTAGAGTTTCCGCGTGGCCATGATGATGGCCCTGATGCGGTAGAAATGGCCATCAGTGGATTTGAATCTGGTTTTGTCGGTGGCGCAGTGCCACAAACACCAAGACCGATCCGCACGGCTGCGCAGGCGCTGTCTCGATTCGGCGGTGGTGCGTTAAGCCGGATACTGCGTTAGGAGCCAATATGTTCAATAAACTAGCAGACATAAAAACCAAGCTTTCTGATGTACTTTCGATGCTGCGTAAACTGGTGTGCATTGGGGAGGTCAGTATCGTTGACGCGCAGCTGCGGCGCGTGAAGGTCACTTTCCCTGGGCTGCGATATCCCGAATCAGATTGGCTTCCTGTTCTTGGGATGCGAAGTAAAAGCGTGAGCATTTCGTGCAACTTAGAAGTTGGAGAACAAGTGCTGTGCTTGTTTATCCCGAGTGGCTCGATGATGTCCGGCTATGTGCTTGGCTCCATGGCGAACAAGTCAGCAAAGCCGTATATCGCAAATGTTGATAAGTTTGGTGTTCAGTTTAAAGACGGCACGCTTTTGGAGTATGACCAGTCAACCCAAACGGGCGTGCTAAAGATTGGCGGAGGAACACCTGCCATCACCGTTAGCCCCGAAAAGGTATTGATTGATGCCAAACTGGAAGTAACCGGAGCCACCGAGCTGTTTGATACGCTCAAGGTAGCCAAAGCCACCACCTTGATGGATACGTTGACGGGAATGAAAACGGCCACCTTTACGGGCTTGGTGGGCGCGGCGGGTTACGGCAGTAACACTGGAGGCGCGGCAGTGATGAGCAGCGGCGCAATACTACAAGGCTCAGTTACCATAAATGGGGTAACGGTCGCTGTGATTAGCCATACTCACAATGATGCTGAAGGCAGACCAACCTCCACCGCAAACCAATAAAATAACAAAACGCTCTCAGAGCGATTCTAAGGGCGTTTAATTTCAATCTGGTGTGAAGGTTCGAATATTTTTATTCAAACTCATTCAAACCGGATTTCAAACGAATTCAAACGGGGTACGCATGACCTACTCACTCAAATTTGCAGCAAGCGGGCGAAATACCCATTTGGTGTCCGATATTAAGCAGTCGCTTTTTATGATTGTGTACACGGGGAAAGGCGAACGGATTTACATGCCGGACTACGCGGCCGATGCGCTAGAGTACATCGATAAGCCGCAGTGGGAAGTGCAAGGTTTGAAAGTCTCGATTGCTGAAGCTGTGGCAAAATACGAGCCTCGCGTCAGGCTGGAAAGCATCATCGTATACCAAACCGATTTGCCACAAGGCATCATTGGCATTAAGCTTTCTTGCCAAATTCTCGCCACTGGTCAAAGTGAAGTGTTCGATTTCACCAACGCTTAACCCTGCCGAACGGAAATTATCCCCATAGAAATCTCAGATACTGACTCCACTGATTAACAGGAGACAGTATCCATGGCCGAATTACTTCACGGCATCCGAACCATCGAATCGCTCACAGGTCCCATTTCGGTCATCGAAGTGTCGTCCAGTGTGATTGGTGTGTTCGGAACCTCTGAGTTGGCAGAGCCATTAAAGCTCTACCACACCACCAATTACGACGACGCAAAAAAAGTCTTCGGTGAAGGCACGTTGAAAAATGCCATTCGTCGTGTTCACAATTATGTGCCAAGCAACTCCATTATTGCCATCCCTCTAGGTAAAGACAGCGACTTCCCTGAAGTTGAAGAGCCTGCGGTCTCTGGCGTAACGATGAGCACGTCTAGCACCTCAATCTATATTGATGATGGTGCAAGCTTGCCTATCTCAATTTCAAACCCTCACGCCTATGACATTGCGTACAGCTCAGACAATGAAGCGATTGCAACCGTCGATGCGGTGACAGGTGTTGTCACTCCCGTGCAAGCAGGCGTTGCCAACATTACCGCATTAGTCACCTTTAACGATGGCGAGAATGATGTAGACGAAGCGCATGTCTATAGCGTGACGGTCGCTCAAACCAATCCAAACGCAGGCAAGGTGATGAGTCCGGCCGTGCTTGGGGATTCCATGGCGACCGCGTTCTTAGGTGCGAACTCTCAGCCTAACGCCTTAACCAATCCGTATGAGCAGACCGCTGTTTGGTCGATTGATGATGAAGCCATTGCTTTGGTCGATAGCAGTGACGGCACCATTACGCCCTTGTCTGAAGGACAGACTGTAGTCACCGTGACGCTCGCACCAAAGAGTAACGTCAGCTACACCAACGATAACAATGTCACCATCAATGTGGGTGACGTGGCAGGCGTTGAGCTGACTTATGTACTGACAGTTTCTCGCGTGACCGATGCGCTGCTCGCGAAATTCATGGAAGCGCTGCCGCTGCTTCGCAAAGCAAAACAGACTTATGGCTTCTCATCCAAAATCAACATGGCTCCGGGCATCTTGCACAAGGATGGCGCGATGGGGCTTGCGGTTGCAGCTATCAGCACCATTCGCGGTATTTGGGTGGGTGATATGCCAGAGCATATTTCAACCCCAGAAGAAGCTTACGCGTGGAAACAAAAGTACACCTCACAACGAGCGTATGTTGGTTGGCCGCGTCCGAAAGTGCTGGCTGAAGATGGCGCAACCGTTGTGGATTGGTACGCGCCAAGTCTGTGCGGATTGATTGCTCAGGTAGACCGTGACCAAACTGAGCAGAACATTGTGCCGGAGACGGGTTACTGGTGTTCACCATCGAACTATGTGATGGCGGATGTGATTGGCCCATCGATTGAGTTGGATTACATCCCAAGCGACCCATCGTGTGATGTGAACTATCTCAACGTGAATGGCATTACGACGCTGATGAACCACGGCGGTTGGAAGAACTTTGGTAACTACTCAACCGCGTTCCCAGCCAAAAGTGATTACCTGTCGTTTCTTTCGGTGCGCCGCACGGCCGACATCATTGAAGAGAGCATTGAAGATGTCACTCGTCAGTTCTTGGACTTTCCGATGTTCACCAGTCCCACCGATATTGCCAACACCACGTGTGGCCGCGTGAAAGATACGGTGAACGACTATCTGCGTTCGAAAGAAGGTACCGCTTTGGTGTACAGCAGTGTGTCGATTGATGCCGGTGATAACCCGCTCACCAATCTGATGCTGGGCAAAATTAAGTACCGCTATCGAATGACGCCGCCTGTACCCATGCAGAGCGTCGAGTTTGTCGCTGAAATTTACGTTGAAGGCTTGGAAAGCGCCTTTAGCAAACTGATTGCGTGAGGTAAGTCATGGCAGAGAAAAGTGTGGTCTGGCGTGACCAGATGACGTTCATCAATGAGACCCAATACGTTGGACGTGTGAAAAGTGCGAGTGCGGATTTGCAACGTAAGATGGCCACCGTGGGCGGCTTAGGTGGTCTGGGTGATGTGGAAGTACCGACTGGCAAATACGAAGCGCCAACGGCAACCATCGAGTTTCAGTCGGTCGCATTAGGCGATGTGAAGCAACTGACCAATAACGATGGTTGGATAAAGCTGCGTATGACGGGCCAAGTCAGAATGCTGGATTCTGACACGGGCACCAAAATCATTGATGCCGGTATCACTCGTATTCATGGCTATGTGAAGAATCCGCCAGTGCCTGGATACAACGATGAAGGCTCACCGTACACCGCCAACATTGCTGTGCACTTTATTGAGATCAGCAATACCTCGGGCCGTGTGTTCATGCTCGACATGCAAACGGGCGCGAAATACCCGCCAGATGACCCTGGTCAATTTGGTGTCACGGTCACTTTGTAAGGAGCAGTTATGCGAATTCGTAAGTTAGAGATAGTGGCTGATGGCATTCAAAAGAATGGTCAGCCTGTCACTAAAGCGCAGTTGGAATCGGTGGTTCGTAACTACAAACCGGACGCTCGTCCACCGGTGACCCCAGGTCACCCAACCAAAGGCAGCGATCAGATTGCCGCGTTGGGGCGAGTGTCCAACCTTCGAACCGAAGCTGGCAGCGGCGATAAAGCCGGAAAGACGGTGCTTGTTGGGGAAATTATTTACACCCCTGAAATGGAAGCTCTGGAGGATTCGGGCAAGTTTGAAGGCTTCAGTGCCGGTATCCATCCGGTGCCGGACAAAGACGGTGAATGGTACATGCATCACACCGCGTTCTTGGGACAGCTCCCGCCAGCGGCTGAGACCAAAACCCGTGATGTGGTGAACCTAAGCGATAGCGACTTTTGTGATGGCGCTATCTATCTCAGTGCAGAAGTCGGTACTCAGTCTGGCTCTGATGACAATGAAACAGGAATAACGATGAAGAAAGACGAACTAAAAGCGCTGTTAGGCGATGCCGTCAAAGAGCAGCTCGAAGCGATGGGTATCAAACCCAATACGCCTGCACCGGCTAAAAAAGACGGCGAGCCAAATAAGGATGGCGAAGTCACCACCGATGGCGATAAGTCAAACGTTGCGGTCACCGCGATGCAAGACACGTTAGCTGGCGACCGCAAAGAAACGCTGACTGAACTCGCAGACTCTCGTGAGATGAGTGATGAGCTGCGCAAGAGCGTGAAAGCCATGATTGATAGCGCTTCTGCTATTGAGCTTTGCGCGTCTGGTGATGGTAACCGCTACAGCCAACTCAAGAGCATGCTAGCAGCCATGCCAGAGAAGAGCGCCGCGCCTGCAAAACCATCGGCATTTTCTCAGTTAACCAAAAAATTAGAGCTGGCCGATAACGGCGGTGCTGAACAAGACAACTTTGATCCGGAGGGTTGGTAATGGATTTTGGAATGAAAACGACCATCAAAGGCGCACCTGCAATTGTCGGTAGTTACAACGGTGGCAACGTCATCCAACAAATGATGGTTAATGGCGTAGCCGATTTAGAGCCTGGTCATGTAGTCGTTATTGCAGATGGTGTCATTACGGCGCGTTGGAACGGTTCCCCTTTAATAACCGCGCAGGATGATGGCGCAGGAAACCTAACTGTTACTCAAGTTACGCTGGGTATTGTGACCACCAAACAAATGGAAGGTGATGCATCGGTTTCTACACTTCGCCTTGGCGCTTACCTTCGCGATCGCGTTGTGCTTGCCGATGGCAGTGCGCTTTCCGCTTCCAATGAGTTCACGTTGTCACTATCTCATCTATTCACTGAAGGAGCCTGGCTATGAGTCCGTTAGAACAACAAAAAGCCAAGCAAGATGGCGTTTTTTCAAAAGCGCTGCGTGAAGCCTCCAACGCCTTTGTTCAGATAGGAGCCCACCCGCGTACCTTGCTGCATCACTCACGTCGAAACGATTTGATTGAGCAAGCCATTGCGAAATTGCAAATCCTAAAACGTGAAGGCGATGCGTATCACCAACTGGGTCAGCCTGCAGTGAAAGCCTCCATTGAATCTATCCAAGATAAAAGCCTTGAAGATGATTCAACGTTGGGGCACGTCGGCTTTGTGAAAGTGGATGATGCGCCAGTGCCTTACACCACACTTGTGTTTTCTGATGGTGATAACGAAGGCAAGTTCAGTTTGGGCATCAACAACCCATACAAGCAAGTTGTGAAGTATTCATCCAGTGACACTTCGGTGGCCGCTGTGGATGAGAAGACAGGCGTCATCACCCCTGTGGCTAATGGTGAAGTCTCCATTCAAGTGGCGTTTACCAAAAAAGGTGACTACCCACGTGTTGAGGACAGTTTCGGCTTAGTGATTGAAGATGCATCACCAAACGAGAACGCCCCATCAACGGATGGCTCACCACAACCCAGCGTCGATGCGCCTGAGTCAGGCTCAGAGAAGTAACCACTCCCATTAATGCACACAGCCGTTCAATAGGCGGCTGTTATAAAGAGAAAAAAGTATGGATATTATTGATATTTTACGCGGCCTGTTAGCGCCACAAGAATGGGCAGAGCTGCTTAATAAGTACAAAAAACGTAAACCGGTGCCAATGCGCATTCGTAATAAAGTGTTTGGCCAAGCCATCTTTTACCCAAGTGTGCGTATCCCTTGGAGTGTGTTGAAAGAAACCCTTTCGAATATTCCGGTGGTGCGTCGTGGCACCAAGGCTTATCAGCTAGGTGGTGATGATGTAGAGACACAAGCCATCGAGCCTCAAGGTTTCTCAACCGTGTCATATATTTCAGCGGCAGAGCTGAACAACATGAAAGCGTTAGGTTTACAGAACATTCAAAAGTTCTTCGACATGCTTCAGTTTGGCGTGATGCGCAAGATTGAGTTCTCCACCGAAGCGCTGTGTGCTCAGTCATTGACAGGTAAAATTTCTTACCCAATGAAAACCGCTGAAGGTGCCCTAGAGACGTTTGACGTTGACTATGGCGAGACGCTGCGCCACAACTTTGCAACCTCATTGAATGCCGCAGATGCGACGATTGAAATGGTCTATACCGCACTGCAGGAAATGGATGAAGCCATTCAGGCAAAAGGCTATGGCATTAACGTAGAAACCTTGTGTGGTAAAACGTTGTTTGCTCGTATTGTCACGCTGGCAGGTAAAAATCAATCTAACGTGTTGGATGTCAAAGTGAGTAAAGGTCAGGTGAATGTGGGTGGCTACATTATTAACCTTGAAAATGGTTCGTACGAAACCATGGCAGGCGGTCTCAAAACGCGTGTAAAAACCGTTGATGACGACAAGATGGTGATGGTTGACCTCGATGCAGGTCACAACCTTTACTACGCCGCACTGGATGATTTAGATGCAGGTCTTCAGGCGTTGCCGTTCTTCTCGAAAGTGAAAAAAGTGGATGATCCAAGTGGAGCCGATGTCTACACCATGTCTAAACCTTTGCCTGCGGTTGTCGTTGATGCCATTTGTTGGGCGGATAACGCTCTGGCGTAAGGAGCGATAATGGCTGTTACCCTTACCCAGTTAAGAGCGATGGTCACCCCCCAGGGAGTATCTGACTCCCTGGAGGAGCAAATCTATCAATCGTTAACTTACAACGATGGCAATAGCGCTCAAACGGCCTGCCAATCAGCGGCCCGTTGGTGCTATGCCTACCTTGGTCAAAAGAATGCACTCGCTCGATTCTACAGCGATGATGATAACGAAGTGCTGACTGAAGCCATGACTCAAATGGCTATCTATGAGTTGGGTGAAATCAGTGAGTTTGATTTTGACGATCGCAAAGATGAAGCCATCGCATTAATCAATTCGTTGCTTGGTCTTAATAACGGCGCTGACAGTGGCGCTCAATACACAGGAGCTGCGATTGCCCGTGATAAAGAATCTCACATTATCGTCCCTTATCGCTCGGCTTCCCACCGACGTTATCGTTAATCACTACCCATTGCCAACTGAGCTGGGCAATGCGCGATACCAAAGCAGTAACTACTATTTTGGTGCCATTCGTGCCATGTTACTCGATGAAGAGGTCGCCTCAGACATTGAAATGCGCCATGCCACAGCAATGACAGTGCCTTATGTGATTGAAGGCTCAGCCAATGACATTGCGTTTTACAACGATGTGATGGCGGACTTTGATTTAGAAATGCTGATGGAGCAGATGCTCAGTGCCACCGAGTTTGGCTTTATGCCGGTGGAGCTGATTTGGGAGAAAGACGGCTCTTTGCTTGTTCTCACCAATTCTGAGCAAAAACGTCCTGAAGACTTTCGTCTATTAAAAGATGGCACCTTGGTGTACAGCGCGGTGGACTACACCGCAAGAACACCCGTGACAGGTAAAGTCATTCCCGTTCTGCGCAATGCGACCACTGAGCGTCCATACGGTGAGACCATCTTAGAATCGGTCTGGCCAATCTGGCAAAGTAAGTGGATTAGCTGGGCTAACATCGAGCGCTTGGGTGAGAAGTATGCCATTCCGACTGCCATTGCATTGGCGGAGAATGCCAATGGCGAAACTGACTTGCAAGCGATTGCAAACTCATTGGCTCCTGTGATGAACGGCGATGCGGTTGCCCTGTCTGGCGTGAAAGAGATTGTTGCGCTCGATGCGAACGGTAAAGTGGACGAACTGCTGCGCACCATTGAATACATCGACAATAAAATCTCCAAGCGCATCACTGGGCAGACCCTCACAGGCGGCAACCAAAAGTACGGCTCTCGCTCTTTGGGTGAAGTTCACGAGCGCGCAGCCATGCGCGTCTCCAAGCGTGATGCTCGAATGGTGCATAAGACGCTTAACGATACGCTGTTTAAGTGGATTTTCTTAGCCAACGGTCATGAGGGTAATATCAAAATCCGAGTGGATGAGGAGGCCTACAAAGCCATGTTGGAATCGGCATTGGCGAATGGCTCAGGGGTTGACCCTGTACAAGGTTTTAATCAACGTCCAAGTCTGGAGTTTTCAGACGTACCAGGAAAGCATCTATGTCTGCTTTAAAGAGTCTCGACAAGAAAGAGACCAGTAACCTCACCAAATTACAGCGCCTCGAAAATGAGGCGTTATCGATGACGATTAAGAGCCTTTCAAGAGAATTAGAAGCGGCTTTCAAAGCCCATTCAAACCCTGACGATATCGATATTACCCAAGCCACCAATCAGTACACCAATATCTACGCCGCATCGATGATGGTGAGTTGGTTACTTGGTCAGGCGCATATTAATAATGCCATCACTGAAGCTGAAGATAAGCCCATCGAGCTGACCTATGCACCCATTTATCTTGCCGTGGATGATGTACCTTTTCAGGAAGCGATTGATTCACTCAAAGCGATGATACCGACCGATACCAAAGAGTATCGTCAAATGGAAGCGGCGATGAAACTTCGTGCTTTTACGGTTGCGAACGTCTCCAGTATTGATGCGGTAAACAGAGTGAAAAAGCGCTATGAAGCTGCATTAGAAAGCGGTGCATCTCGCTCTGAAACCTTGGGCAATATCCGTCAGCTTCTCGAGCAAGAAGGAATATCTGAAGCCAGCCCGTACTGGCTAGAGTTGCATTATCGCAACAATATGATGACGGCGTACAACTCTGGCCGCTGGACCCAGATTGCGAATAACGACTTGGTTGAGTTCCTGGTCTATTCGTCCGTCTTGGACTCAGGAACGACAGAGTTGTGCAGAAAGCTTGATGGCGTAATTAAACCCAAAGACGATCCGTTTTGGGAAAGCTTCTATCCACCGAACCACCATAAATGCCGAGCCACTGTGTCTGTGCTTTCACGTAAGCAGTATGAAGCGCTGCCTGCATCGATGCGACAAGCCTCAGAGCAAGTTAGTGGTAAAGCCTTAGATAAAGATGCGGCCACAGGTAAAGAGCATCAGTTCACCAGTTCGCCATTGGTATCAATGAAAACATTGCCTGTATCGATGATGGAGCGAGCGCAAGAGTATGGACTGACGCAAAGCATCCTGAATTACTCTCAAGCGCAGAGTAAAAGCGTATTAAAGGAGCAAGCCAAAGTGGTGACCAAGCAAGGCTTGTCTGCGGCAACACTCAGCAAAGCGATAACACAATCACCCGAGCTAGAGCCGTTCCGCGAGATGATACAGGGCAAGCTACTCGCATCACCTGATGAAGTGTGGTTGGTTTTTGATGAACTCAAGGATGGGAGTTTCTTACCCAGCCTGCAGTTCGTACTTGAACTGGATGACTCACTCAGAGCCGTAGCCTTTGCAAGTGCATACGATAGTAGCCAAATTCATCGGCTTGTCAGCATGACGATATCCGAATTAGAGCAACAGACATTTGTAACACTAAAAATGTAGCAGAGGTCTCCTCGCAGAAAGGAGCCCCCAAACTGGATAACTAATCATGCTGACTTAAAGCCGAACACAACTCTTCATTGATCGCATACGTTCGGCTTGAATAACGACTGGAAATCTTTCGTTCACTTTTACATTCGACATAACTAGAAACATTAGATTTAGTTTGGCCGAATGTTACGATCGTTAGTAGAGGCGCAATAACAACAAATATCAGTATCCCCACTTTGTTGACATTGCCGATATTTATTGAAAGGTGAAACATGTCTTTTAAGTAATAAATCGTCAGATAAGTACAGATAAGTAAACCACTATAACTCGCCCAAACATTCAACAAGCCGTCCACCTTTATCACTGAATTGGTTGAGAATGCTGAACCTATTTGTTCATAAATCTGAAAATAAGCTAGCCCCCCCAGCAACCCCAAAAAGATGACTCTTAAGTAGTTCATTGAAAATATTCCTTAACTGCTTCAGTAATCGTTTCTGAATAACCGTTACTTTCATCAACTACATCTAATGCGTTGCCAAGTATAAATGACGCTGCCGCAAACGTCATCCCACTGAATAAAACACCAACTGTTGTTGGTACTACAACAGCGGTGAATAACGCAGCTCCTACCAGTGATATAAATCCTTTAGCTAAATCGCTAGCCGTATTGACTCCAAGCTCTGCCAACGTCGCCTCATCACGTAAAATGTAATCGGCAGCATTAATTCCCACCGCAAACGCAATTTCAATACCTGCGTTAAATCGGATATATCGCACTGCGCCTTTGAGATCGTTCAAACCGAGTCCAGCTTGAACCACTTTTGGATTACTTGCTCCCCACTTATTTCCTTGCATTAAGGTTTGTTGATGACGACGAAAATCACGAATAATCACCCAGTCTTGACCATGAATGTTTTTCGTTGATGATTTAACACCGAGCCCACCCAGCCCTTTTGCAGTAGCGTAAGCTTCCGCTGTTCCTTTAGCTAAATCACTATAAGACTTAGTGGTGCCTATCGTTTCTTTCCCACCTAAATTGCTGTATAGCTCTTGGGCTTCCTCCAACGACAGCACCGCGATACTCACTATCGGTTTCACATACTCTATCTGGATGTCTTTCTTACCTTCTGGCGCTAAAGGGTTATAAGGTGGCCAATACATATTTTCTGCGGCGATCTGTGGTTTATTGCGTGCTTGCACCTCGGCAAACGCTCTATCATTGGCCTCCAGATTCGCTTTTCGCTGTGCTTCCAGCCTTTCTTTGGTGGTTTTTCTCGAAGGCTCAGGTGGTGTAACACTCCGAGTCATGGGCATAGCAGATCCCAATGATGCAAAATTTTTGGCTTCAGCCATTCTTAGAGCGGCAGCACTCTTGTCCCAATCTCTCTGCATTTGGCAAGAGCCGCATTTACAGAGCTCTGGATTTTGACCCACAGGACATTTGTACAGTTTATTTTTATCAAACATATCGTATATAGGCATTGAAGATCTCCTGACTGACATTGAATTCCATTTTCGCATGATAACCTTAAAAATCGACAGGCAAAAATTTGCCCGCTGCCCACTTTATTATTTATGTGTCCTCAATAAATAAGACTGGATGGTATGGTGTGCCAGAGTTAGTGTCGTGGTCTCGTTCATTGCAGGGGATACAACATGTTAACGATTGCACCTGGGGCACAAAAGCTTGTACAAACGATCGCAACCTATTCGCGTTATGGCGCGGTAAAACCACACATCATTGCCGCGCAACACCCCGAATACAGTGAACACCATATTGCTTTTGTACTGGAGCAGCTCGCACAAGTGCCATTCGCCGATTTACACCACCTGATTAAAAACACTAAAAACTGTATATAATGACAGTATTAATGGTGATAAACTCTCTTGGTGTTTTGATGCCTTGAGTACCTGAGACCCAGAGCCTTTTAATAAAGGAATTGGAGAGGAAGCAGCAAAACGCCGCCAGCTTTAATTCGTTATGGCTGGCGGCTTCACTCGCTCTTTGTATTCAAGGCTCTTGCAACAGGAGATTAGAATGCACCAACACACTCTGCACGATGGTCGTGCAACCCTCATTCATGCCGACTGTTTAACTTACCTTAAAAAACTTGAAGACAATTCTGTGGATCTGATTTTAACCGACCCGCCATACTTCCAAGTTAAACGTCAAGCCTGGGATAACCAGTGGCCAGATGTCACTTCATTTTTAGCGTGGCTAGATGAGGTACTACTCGAATTCTGGCGAGTACTTAAACCTTCAGGAAGCCTTTATTTGTTCTGTGGTTCAAAACTTGCCAGTGACACGGAACTTCTCATCAGAAATCGTTTTGAAATGTTTAACCATATCATCTGGGCTAAACCATCAGGCCCATGGCGCAGAATGCACAAGCCTGATTTGCGTATGTTCTTCCCGGCAACCGAGCGTATCTTGTTTGCTGGCCACTATAATGCTGAAGGTTATGCAAAAGGCTGCTCAGGTTATGCCTCTCAGTGCAGCGAGTTAAAGAAACAAGTGTTCAAACCATTGATGGATTATTTTATTGAGGCTCGTCAACAGCTCGGAGTGACAGCGAAAGAAATCAATGAGGCTACAGGCACTCAAATGTGTTCACACTGGTTTAGTGAAAGCCAGTGGACATTACCAAGCAAAGAGCAGTACCAGAAGCTGCAACGGCTCTTTGCCAACAAAAAAGGGCTGTTGGCCAAAACACATGGCGAACTGGTAGAAGAGTATGATGCCTTAAAAAACAGCTATCAAAGTTTGGTTTTGGAATACGATGATCTAAAAGCCCAATACGAACATTTACGCCGCCCGTTCTCTGTCACCAGTGAGGTGCCTTATACGGATGTATGGCAGTTTGCTCCTGTGCAATATTATCCTGGTAAACATCCTTGTGAGAAACCGCAAGACTTACTGCAACATATCATCACCGCCAGCAGTCGTGAGAACGATGTAGTGCTCGATGCATTTATGGGCAGTGGCTCAACCGGTAAGGCTTGTTTGAGTTTGAATCGACGTTTTATCGGTATTGAAATGGAAGAGGAAACATTTGAACAAGCGTTGGCGTCGATAAAAAATATTAAATGTTAGTCCGCAACTTAAAAGAAAAGGCGCTTGATTGCGCCTTTGTTACCTTCAATAGTCATCTAATTGCCACTGGCATATTTTAGCCAATACGAGACCTGATATTCCTGAACTTCGCATAACTCACTCAGATGCTTGATAACTGTACAGCAAAGTTGGTGGGTATCTGACTCAAGATATGAAGGTTCCAAGCGGCACATCAAATGGCCACCAACAGAAATCAAGTTAATGAATCGACCAACTAAATCGGTCGTTTTCATTGAGTCGTGTTCAATGACTTCACTCAGTATGGCGAGATGGCAAAATACATCTCGGCTGGTATCCGTTGCGTGTTTACCATTACATGTGTGATCAATAAACTCGGATAACGTATCAACTAGGTTACGATACAGTTCATTGTTGTATTTCATAATTCCCCTGAAAATTACATCCACATACGTGGTGAGTTTGAAATCCCTAAGCGCTGTTCTGCTTCGTAAACCCTATTCGCATATGCTGCCTTAGCCGCAGCTTTGCTAGGATAAGATTTGGTATTTCCATCGACATCAATCACTTCGTATGAGATAGATAATACCATTCCATTGGCGTCAAGCTCTTCGACAAGAACAAGACTGCAACCATGTTCGGGTGGTAGTAAAAGTGTTCTTCGCGCCATTTAATTTTCCCTCAATTCATAAAGATATAGCCATTAAACAATACATCACTTCTGGTTTCTAGTTGTACAACCATTCGTCCGCTTCGTTGAACATTTCTTCTAAAATCTCGTGGGCTTTCTCCTTGTTGTCTTTATTCTTGTCCATAATCTCAAGGTGATTATTTTCACCCTTACGTATACGAATCCGAACATCAGGATTAAGTACCGATAAGCGCCTTTGAATTTCCGGTTCAATCAAAGAGAACTTGTCTTTTGGTAAACCATCCGCTTTAACGATCATTTCAACACGCATAACAAACCTCGCCTCGAATTATACTGTATGGATAAACAGTATAATTATTTTTAGCCGAGGTCAACATGATCCATATCCTTCCATAGATCATCCATCACATCGTGGAGGGTTTGTTTGAGTTGAGGTGTCATATCTCGAAGTGCTGCCACTAAAGTTTGAGCCATCACATCCGGTTCGGTACTGGCGGATTCAATCTGAATGACGGGAGCAAAACTGACCTCAACGGTCGCTGGTGGTTGATTGATGATGGCTCTTGATTGAGCGCTTGCTGACTGTACGGTTTGTTCAACCTGGGCAACGGCTTGCTGGTTAACCTTATCGTCTCCACCATTGAAAACGTCATACAGCCAGCCTGCAATTTCATCACCTGCAATCGAGCCACCTATTGTTCCAGGGAGTGCGCCCACACCACCAAACAAGGCACCAGCCAGTCCACCAAGTCCACCGCCTACGGTAGAGCCGATACTGCGCCAAACGCCTTCAGTATCACCATCCATTGCACTCATTCCGATGGATGCAGCGTTGAGCGCTGTACCAATAACAGGAAGCTTTTTGAGTACACCTTTACCACCACCCAATGCCTTTTGGCCTGCCGTAGACCAAAAGCTAGGACCTTTGGCAACGTTAGCCACGGGCTCAGCAGCGGATTTGGTAAACAAGCCGCTGAACATACTGGCAGGTTTGAAACTACCTTGAGATCCCATTGCCGTGCCGAGAATTTTACCGACAGCTTTTTTACCTAACCGGCTTAAAAGTAAGCCGCCAAATGCAGCGGTTCCAACAGCTCCAGTAAGACCAGCGTAACCTAATGCGGAGTTATCGTTCATCGCTCCAGTAGTAGAGCCTGTTACATTAGAAACCGCATTCCCTAAGCCATCAAACTTATCAATCAAATTCGATGCACTGTTAGATACGGTATCAGTCATTGAATTGAATGATTGTGTGGCTTTGTCTATGGATGTGGATATGCCTTTCGCAGCATCATCAAGTGAGTCCACACCTTCAAATACTTTAGCGCCTTCTTGCATCCCTTGCTGCATTGCATTTAAGCCTTTGGTGCCAATATCCTCAGACATAATGGTGCCACCAATCGCTTCAAGAATTGGTTTAACTGCGGCGGCATCTGTTTGGCTTACACTATTGACCAATGCCAACAATGCAGCATAGTTATTACCAGGAGCGGTTCCAGTTGCCACGTCATTGCGAACTCGGTAAGCGGCCTCCTTTATACGGTTGCGTAAATCGACATCCTCAATTGCATCAACGGTTCCTGCTTTGTCACCTTCACCAACAAGCTTGGCAAACTCATCCTTATCACTGAAACGAGCCATGAATGACTCTTTGAATGAGTCTCCAACCTTATCAGTGTTCCAAACGCCAGCTTGACGCGCCCGAACGATGGAGGCTGCAAATTGGTCAAACGATATTTTGTCACCAAGTAGCGGTGAATACTCCGCAAAGGTATCGAGTAAGTCACCATTCGCATCACCAACCATTGAGCTGGTGGCATAGAGTTTATTTGCCGCTTCCTCGATGCTGATCCCAAAGCCTTTTGAAATATTGGCAAGGGCGCGAACGGTTTCTGGTGATGAGTAATCAGGGAAGATCTTTTGCAACTGGATGGTAGCTTTCGTTAGTGCCTGAGTGTCTTCTTCACTTAAGTTCTGCTGCTTCGCTAAAGCTTGAGCTGCAAATATGCTTTCTTGGTCTGCACCATACATTCGAATTAAGTCTGTACGGAACTGGCGCTGTGAAGCCGATTGTACTTCCTCAAGCGAATAGCTACTGCGAGCAGCGAGCAGTCGTTCATTTCGAGACTTGTCATTACCCGCCCAAGCAAGCCCCGCTGAAGCCATCGCACCTCCAGCAATCACTCCAAGCTTTTCAAAGTTCTGCAACTTGCTAAACCCGCGTCCTTGCTCTGAGATTTCTCTGTTGGTCTTGTTCAGTTGATCTTGTAGCCGTTTCTCTTCTTGGATAATGTCAGTGACATCGATGCCCGCATCTTTCAATGAGTTCCCCAAACGCGAAACCAAACGCTCATGCTCTTTAATCTCAGTAGTGTTCTTTTGGTGAGCTTTCGCTAGCTCGCCAAGTTCATTCTCTGTTGCCGAGATGGAGGTGCGAATACGGTTCTCATTCTGGGTCGCTTTCTGAAGCTTGGCTTGATACTCCTGTAATCTCCGCTCAGCTTCAACGACTGCACCTGATTTTTTCTTAAATGCTTTGGTATTCGCGTTTCCAGCTTCACTCAGGCCAGCCATGTCAGTTCGAAGTTTGTTGATAACCACTTGAAGCTTTGACTCTTCACTGGCCATAGTACGTGACTGTTGTGTGGCCTTGGCAAGCTCTGCTTTCAACTTAGGTAGTTCACTTCTTTGTTGACCTAAGATTTTTGTGTATTGCTTTTCCGCTTCTGTTAATTGTTCAATGGCAGATTCAGCCTTTTTAAACGAATCTACATCAGCAGTGGTTTTCTGTAGCTGCTTAAACTCTCGCTCCAGCTTTTTCGACTCATTTTCAATCTTCTTCGACTGCTGCGTAAAGGCGTCTTTAACCCCAACAATGAGTTCTAATGCGTAGCCGCTGTTATTACTTGTTGCCATGATTAAAAACCTCTATGAGATAGTTGTATTGCGCCCAATCGGTATTCATTAACTCTCCGACAGAGACAATGCCTATTTTCTTATTCGTCAGTAGGTGAAAGGATTGGTCAAAGATTCTCGATTTGATTCGAGCGAGGTTTAGTTCTTTCCCATCAAGTGAGCCAGATTGATGTGCTCTTCGTACGGTAGGTTGATGAGCATATCGACAGGAACGACAACTTCACCTTTCATGCTTAGGCTTGTAAGCTTTCCGTGTTCATCTCGCATCTCACCAGTACGCTCACCAAACACCAGAATGCTCGATGCAATGTGCGCCGTAATGGCATCGTTTGACTCAAACCCGTATTGCTCTTTGGTGAAGCGCACCGCTTCAATTCGGTCTTTCACCAGCGCTTTACGAACCCGTTTCGCACAATTGAGTTCCATGCCGCCAAACTGGATTGGGGTATTCAAAATACAGAGTTCAAATTCCATCATTGCTCGTGCAATGTCTTCCAACGTAAAAACCTTAGCTTCCGGTTTCAAGGCGGTTTCAACGGTGTTTTTTGTTTGATGTTCAGTGCTCATGACTTGGTCTCGATGTGAGTTATTCAGAACCTGCATTGTGTCTTTATATAACCCGGCCATCTGCCGAACGGAAATTAAGTTCTCGATGCTCGATATCCTGTCATCTCTGGATAAACGAGATGTAATGATGCTTCCCAAAATCTTAAAGCAAGACATTCGACTAAGAACATTAAGCCGCCTGACTACCGAAGAAATGAACGATCTTCGCTCAGCTATTAAAGGGTTGCATATTCTTGATATTGACCATGTGCATGAGTCATATCTGCCATGGCTAGCTTGGTGGTTTCGTGTTGATACCTGGGATGATGCTTGGAGCGTTGAAAGAAAACGGGAAATCGTTAAAGAGGCTCTGACACTCTACAAGTACAAAGGAACCATTTGGGCTGTAGAGCGAGCGCTGGAGCTAACCGGCTTTGGACCAAAGCTTACCGTATGGCATCAAATGAACCCCGTCGGTGCAAAAGGTACGTTTCTTGTTGAATCTACCCAGGAGCAGGGTGGTTTAACGCAGAAAGACTACGAGAATGTTGTGACCCTCGTTGAGAGTAACAAACAAGGCTCTCAACACTGGAACATGATTGTGCGCAACCCTGTAAGCCAAGGCGGTTTATATGCAGGTGTCCGTGTTCGTAGTCGTAAGCGCATTACCACTCGTAACTATCCAGTAAATCAGGCTGTGGCTGGTGGCCTTTACCACGCTGCCACAGTAAGAAGTCGCAAACGAATTACCGTTACTCTTATGGATTAATTATGGCGAATGAACCTTTAAAAACGGCCGTAGTCACTGACGTAGGCATAGCTAAGCTTGAAGCTGCTTATCAAGCAGGAGAGAAAGTCATTATCAGCCAAATGGCACTGGGTGACTCTAATCTCGCTTATGTTGTACCTGACCCTACATTTACCGAGTTGGTAAATGAGTTTGGTCGTCAGGATATTAACGAAGGAAACACCACCGATAGCTGGATTAATGCCATCGTCTACGTCGATAGCACTCGGTTCGCTGGCAATTCTATCCTTGAATTTGGTTTGTATGACACTGATGGTGACCTCATCGTCTACAGTTCATATACTCCAAGCGTTGTACCAGCGATTGGTCAAGACTACATTCAACTTGAAATTGAATGCTCGGTAGACTTGTACAACGCTTCAGCTGTGACGATTGAAGTGACTCCAATCTATCCCCAAGCCACCGAACTGGAGCGAGGAATTGCTAAAGTAGCTACTGAAGCAGATGTTGCCGCTGGCATCGATGACGAGAAGATTGTCACACCGAAGAAGCTGGCAGCAATTACTCAGTTCGGTCCATATAGATCTGACAAGGTCTACCAATACGGCGAAGTCTGTTACACCAGAGACGCAAATGGAAAAGTTACATATTGGGAATGGTACTCAAATATTGAGTCGTTGGCCGGTAAAGACCCATTAAACACAACTAACCGACGTATTGGTTGGGCGGATGTCACCAAGCCATTCTACTGGAAGCCCTACATGCCAAAAGTAGCCGGTGAAACTATGTCTTGGGATACTGACACAATTCCAGAAAATATGGTGGTAGGCATAGGTCAACAATTGCCTAAAGCCGTGTATCACTCGCTCGCAACCGCAAAGCCTGAATGGATTGATGCAACGGATAACTCCTTAATCAATATCCCGGATCGACAAGGGCGCTTCGTTCGTGCGGCTGACGGTACTACGTGGTTGGTGGGTCAAACTCACGAAGATGCGATTCGGAACATTACTGGTTCAGTTCGTTCATTTTACGGATCAAATGTTGTTAGTGCTGGGGCTATGAGGGAGGAAATTTACGGAAACAGTCCGGCTAAGGTGGGGGTAATAGGTGGCGATCCGGGTGCTAACTATACTATAGGTTTTGACGCATCAAGAGTTGTTCCTACTGCCGCCGAAAACCAGCCTAAAGCCTTTATTGAATGGGTAGGATACGCACTATGATTGACTTTTATTACACCTATAACAAAGAGACTCTGGTTGTTAATCAAGAAGGTGTTTCTACAACTAAAAACTCTAAGATTCCAGAATATCCCCGTGATGGACTGCTTGTTAAGCCGTTAGAGCCTAAAGAGGGCTTTTTGATTCGTGTGTGTGATTTTGAAAACGGGCGACCAACAGCAACCGAGTATGTCGCAGACCATCGTGGTAAAACCATCTACAACAAAGCCAATCCACTTGAATCAAAACAAGTAAAAGACTTGGGTGATATTGAAGAAGGTTGGACTCTTATAGAGCCACCGCACCAATACGTCATATGGAGTGATGAGTTAGGTGATTGGCAGATTGATACCCAAGCCAAATATGAAGCCGAAGTTCAGCGAGTAGCAGCCATCCGTGAAAGCCTTTATGTGCAGATGGTTGATCGTTTGAATAACGAAGCCAAAATGATTCGTCGTGCTGAAGGGAACGAGGCTAAAGCGGCTGAATATGAAGAGCAGGCTGATGCGGCTTACTTGAATATTCGTGCTGATAACCCTTGGCCAGAACTGCCAGTTTAA